CGCCGGCCGCAGTGAAGAAGCTCTTGGAGTGGTTAACCACCATTCCAAGGGATTCGAGTGTGGAGGTATACCTCTCTGCTGTCTGGTTTCTCCAGATAGCAACGAGGTCATCTCCACATATTCTGTGGTCGTCTTTGTGCGCCCCTGCGTTCCACGCTGCGAATCCATTGAGAAGACAGAGGACCACCCATGTCGGCCCCAGACCCATGTGTATACCACCCTTGGTTACACGCCCGTCTGGGAGTTGGTGTGGTCCGAAGATCTTCAGGAGCGTATCCAGCGAGCACGGCGCTCCGATTCTCTCGTACAATCTGGTCACAACTCGTTGTGCCACCTCGTGCGGGATGAAATCGGTCGCTGCTGTAAGGTCCGCGGAGAAGATGTCCCCATCTCCCTCCGTGGTCTCTAGCTCGACTGGACTGTTCCTTAGGATGTCCCTTGTCGTAACCACCTTGCGTAGTTGGCCGAGCCAACGCGCAGTGACGTTACGTGCAATCAGGACCTCCTCAATGGAATGGAGGGTCACGACTCGAACCTTTCCCCCGAGCTCTGTTACGGAGCAAGGTTCGAGTGGTGGCGGAGACATCATGTAGTCCCGGGTGAACTTACGATTCGCGTATTCCAGAGCTTCCTCTGGAGTAGTACCGATGGTGGAGGTCTCGCGTTGATGAAGAGAACCGACTGTAGGTTACGAACAACATCGCGGTTGTCCACATAAGTACTCTTCTCTAAGAAGTTACTTGACGCGCGCAGCGTAAACAGATCCCGAGCTGCCTGATAGTCTCTCTCCAGTTCGTCCATCACCAACTTCTGTGCAGCCGCGGCTTGTCCCCCTTTCTTGCGGGGACAACCGAGGCATGCACGGTCGTTTGGTGTGGACGCTGGGGCCTCCCTGGAAGGTGCTGAGAGAGGTAGTATGGAGATATATCGGTCAATCCGTTCGAGCAGAGCTCGGTCCCATACTACGTCCCTCATCCACCTTCCTTCCGCATCCTCCTTTGCCCTTTGAACCTGCACGTCACTTATGGTCCACTCCACCGATCGGCTGACAGTAGATGCCTGGAACTTCTTCTTTGAAGTAGTGTCCAACGCGTCTTGTCTCCATCGGTGGCAAGTGGAACTCAGGGATGGTTTTCCTGAGGCCATAAGGTCCGTTAAGAATGATATGAAGCTGAACCACAGGTGTCGGTTCCGTGGGCGGTGGTAATCTTTAGGATTACCGTTGGCCATGGTCCAGCTTGTGCGCAGTGCTGCATAGTGTTTGATGACGGGCGAGACATGGGGGTTCAAGGGGTCTCTCATCAATGCCAGCAACCTGGCAACCTTAGGATGGAGGTCGTAGCTCTTCGGAGCCGCGATCTTTCTGG